AATCAAATGAATCAACCCAAGCCCGCCAAGACGGCGGCAGAAACAGGAGTCAAAATGGACGCGAAAACTCTCCGAGAGGAGCATCGCGAAGTCTACGACGCCGTCTTCGAGGCGGGTCGGAAGGCCGAGCGAGAGCAGGTGTGCGCCCACTTGGTCCTCGCCGATGGAAGCGGGGATTTCGAGTCGGCGCACAAGGCCATCAGGGACGGCGAGCCGGTGAATCAGCTCATCATGGCGCAGCATCAGAGCGCGGCAATGAAAAGGGCCATGGTCGCGAACCGACAGGCCGACAATCCCCCGCCGGTAGATACCAGCACGCCAGTCAAAGACGAGCAGGCGCAGGCCGAGGCAAAGGCCCTCGCCGAATTCCAGGCTCATAACCCCGGGTGCACCGTCGAGGTTGACCCAGTTCGGGTGGAGGTGCAGTGATGGATTTAGAGCATTTCATTCCGACCGATCTCGCAATGGGCGACAACACCTTCCGTGAGGAGCTCATCACGGCAGACCTCACCGGTACGGCCGGGAGTGTCACCGACACGACTACCTATCCGGTGGCCACTCAGGCGACGAAGACCGAGAAGGTCACTGTCGACGGTGGGACAGAGCAAACCGTTACGTTCACGACGGCAAATGACCGCGCTCGGGTGGTCGACACGACCACTTATCCGGTAACCGACCAGGATACCAAAACGGAGAAGGTCACTATCGACGGCGGCTCCGAGCAGACTGTCACGTTCTCAGGAACTCTCACCACTGCCGCTGCGATTGCGGCGCAGATGGACGCCCAGCTCACCGGATGCTCGGTTGTGGTCGAGGGCGGACAGATTGCAATCTACTCTGACACCAAGGGTGCCTCTGGCTCCGTGGCCATCGGAACGGGTACATGCGATCTGACATGGGCAACCCCGGCGGATGTCAATACCGCCGAGGACATCGCCGAGGAGCTCAACGCGCAACTCACTGGATGTTACGCTGCGGTGGTCGGCGGGCAGGTGAAAATCACCTCGGATAGTACCGGTCCTCTGTCCTCTGTCGCTATCGGCACTGGGACCGCAACGCTCACCTGGGACACTGCGGTTGCCGGTACCGGGCAGACCGCGACCATGGCGAAGGGCACACTCCTCGGGCGCAACTCGTCCACCAAGAAACTCGGTGTCTACTCGGACTCCGGAAGCAACGATCTGAACAACCCGCGTTTTGTGCTCGCTGATGAGCTTGTGTTCGCTGCAAGCGGAGACCTCAAGGCGAACGTAATCACCGGCGGCAAGGTTAACCAATCCAGCCTCGTGAAACACGATGACACCACGGCGATCGATACGCTCGTGCTGGACAAACTCAGGGCAAACGGCGTCGAGCCGGTCAAGACGACTGACCACAGCGTCTACGACAACAGTTAAGGAGGAAGCGAGATGACCGTTTCTAAAACCATTCAAATGCTCGCGCCGTTCGTCCAGATGGTGGACGTTCGGAATCATTTCTCGGGGCTTTTCAAAGTTCCGGTCGGCGGGATTCACAACAAATATCAGGTCAAGGTTGACGTGAAGCGATCTAAAGAGGATGTCTCTTTTCCGATTGCCAACAAGTCAACCAACGGATGGCACTTCAACGAGCGGAAGGGGTTCTCGTCAAAGGATCTCGTCCCTCCGTCCTACAAAGAGGCTGTAAGCATCTCCGCAGATGACCTCATGTTCGATCGTGCTTTCGGGATGGACCCCTACAACGAGCCCGGGCTGATGCGGCGGCTTCAGGACGACATTGGGCCGCTGGTAGCGGAGCTCCAGGACATGATTTCTCGCGGCCTCGAAATTCAGGCGAGCCAGATCATGACGACCGGAGCCCTGGCCGTCACCGACGATGCGGGGAACACGGTTCTGTCCGAGGACTTCAACCCGAAGACGACACACTTCCCGAATGCGTCGGTTGATTGGGATACAACCGCATCCGCTGTGCCACTAACCGATATCGCGAGTCTGTGTGACCTCATCAAGCAGAACGGACACCGGCAGGCGATCCGAGTGCATCTGAACGGGACCACCTTCGAGGGTATGCTCGCGACGGATAGCGTCAAGGCCGCACTGAACAACGATTATCGCATCGACAACGGGGCGATCTATCGCATCAACACAGGGGCACAGTCGGCGCACGGGACGCTCATTGGAGGAGGGATCTTTCGCGGAATTCTCCAAGCGCGTCAGTATGTCCTCGACATCTACACCTACAACGAGGGGTATAACAATCCGCAGACGGGAACGTGGACGGCGTACCTACCAGCTGATCTCTGCGTCGTAGAATCCGGCGGACGGATGGATGCGACATTTGGCGCCCTAAACACGTTTGGCGGCAACGGAAATGCGCTCGGGCGGATGCGGTTCAACGGCGGCACCTCGAATCCATTGACCAACTTCACCGTGATGCAGTGGCAGGAGAACGACGGGACCGCAATCCATACCGGAGTCGGAACCAGGGGGCTCTTGTTCCCGGTTGAGATCGATTCCTACGGGTGCACCTACGGGTGCATCACCACGAGTGGGTTCTAGTCATGGCACGGCGGAAGAAAAAGGAAGCGGAGTCGATACCGGAGCCCGTAGATGTCCCGGTGGAGACCCCGGAAGTCGAGCCGGAGGTAGTAGCAGAGCCAGAACTAGAACCAGAGCCTCCGATTGTAGCACCAGAGCCAGAGCGGGAGCCGGAGTACTACCTGTGCCCTAAGACCTCGCTCTGCGCTGGAAGCAGAATCAAGGGCCCTGGCGAGCGCGTCTACCCGCGAGACATCCCCGGCGGAATCAAAACCTTGGAGACCTACGTCGAGAAGGGGTTGCTTGAAAAACGATGAGCCTGAGAGCGACAGCACATGCGGATCTGATTGAGATACTCAACGACACCGAAACCGGTGGCGTGGACATCTCCATAGAGTCACCGGACGCTGTCTCGGAGGATTTCAAGGCATTCTCGAACGACATCCATCTCGCATTCGATCCTGATACTGGTGTGACCGTCACGGGGCGAACCTGCTCCGTGGCGGTGATCATCTCTGAACTCATCACCGCAGGATTCTGGAACAACACGAACCGTGAAGACGACATCAGAGGCGAGCCCGACAAGACCAAGAAGCCGTGGGTGGTGACGACAACCGATGTCAACGGCATCACCGGGACATTCAAGGTGATCGAGACGTTCCCGGATAATGGGGCTGGTCTCATGCCGATTATGCTGGAGGTCTATACGCCGCTATGACGCAGTCAATTCCACTCGTCGACGGTCAGGATAATTTCGAGATTATCCGGGACAAGATAGGGGCACTGCTCGCGACCGAGACCGTAGCGCAGGTGGCACTCGCGACAGCGGCGGAGAAGCCGACACCCGACGATTGGAAGTTCTATGTCTATCTTGAGAGGTCGAATCCGTGGGAGGCGTTCAGAGACGGCGAGGGGGACCTGACGCCTATCGTCAATGTTTGGTACGACCGGGGACAATACGAAGAGGGGCGATCGAATCTACACACACAGCAGGGTGTTACGAGTCGCTTCAATGTCGACATTTACGCCTATGCTCCAGCAATGGAGACGGAGACGGGGCACACACCGGGCGACGAGGGGACGGCATTCCTGACTCACCGAATCGTGCGGCTCGTACGGAACATCCTGATGCACGATAAGTACCGGTGGCTGGATCTACGGGGCACGGTAGAGAAGCGCTGGCTCGCATCACAAGAGGTTTTCCAGCCGTCATCTGGAAATCAGACCGTGCAGAACGTCCTCGCGGCGCGCCTGGCCATCGACGTAGAGCACCCGGAAATCATTGATTTCGAGGATCCTGAGACTCTCGAAATCATCAACGTGAAATTTTACCGCGGCGAGGACGACAAGCTGCTCGCCGAGCTCCAGTACGAGAGCGAAGAGGAGTAAGAAAATGACTGCATCAGCAGCATATCCAGCAAGTAGGCGGGCTCGAGGCGTCGCAATGCTCACGCAGTATGCCCGCGGTAACAAGACCGCGCTGAAGTCGCAGCCGGTAAGGATCGCGGTGATGGCGCAGGCCGACGCGAACTATGCCGGCTCAATGGCGAAGCGCCAGGTGTTTACAAAGGAAGAGGTCGGCGACCTGTATGGTTACATGTCTCCGCTCTATCTCATCGTGAGAAACCTTCTCCCGTCGAACGGAGACGGCGTCGGAGACATCCCGGTGTGGGTGTATCCGCTGACGGTGGGAACGGGTGTGCAGAGCGCAGGGAGTATCACGCCGACGTGCACGGCAGGAGGTGGCGTTGCGACGAAGGCGGCAACCTACTATATAAAGATCAACAACATCAAGGTGAAGGTCCCTGTGGCTGTAGGAGATGACGAGGCGGCATGGATTGATACAGCTGTCGCCGCACTCAACGCCGTCATCGGGATGCCTGGCACGGCGGCGGACGGTACGACGGTGCTCAACTACACCGCCGGATGGGATGGCGCGAGCGGAGATAACATCTACATCGAGGTCATCTCTCCGGATACCGGATACGAGTTCACTTTCGTAACGGTTCAGCCGACGGGTGGCTCTGGAACCATTGCCGTGGACGCGGCTGGCGAGGGAGTAAACCTCATCGGCGAGGCGTGGGATACTCACGTCATCTCTGCCCTGGACTACGACGACAGCGACAACCTGGACGCGTTCTCGACGTACGGCGAGGGTCGATGGGCTCCAGAGGTCAGAAAACCGCTCACAGTTTTTACTGGAACGAACGAGGCGACCTTGGCCACCTTGACGGCGGTCACGGATGCCAGAAAAACCGACCGAACGAACTGCATCGTTACGAATCCTGGCTCGCACGACCTCCCCTTCCTTATCGCGGCCGACTACGTCCGCAGGGTCGCAGTGATGGCCGAGTTCATTCCGCCTCACGATTATGGCTGTTTGGCCATGCCTGCTCTTTCTCCCGGTCTCGACTCGGTACAGTGGAACAGCTCCCAGCGTCAAACGGCGGTTGTAGCAGGTCTTTCGACATCAGAGGTCGTCGATGGGGAGGTTCAGATCTCCGACGTGGTGACCTGTTACCATCCGACCGGCGAGGATCCTCCGGCCTACAGTTACGTCTGCGACATCAGAAAACTCGTCACGATGATCAAGCTATTCAACGATGAGTTTGCGTCGTCGAAATGGAAGGGTGGTCCGCCGCTGATTCCAGACGGTCAGGCCACAGATGAACCCACAGCGAAGAAACCGAAAGATGCTCGCTCTGCAATGGGCAAGATCTACAAGATCGCGGGGAAAGCGGCCATCATCTCGGACCCGGACTGGGCTACCGAAAACTCGACCGCCGACATATCGGGCTCCAATCCGAAACGGTTGGACGTTATCGCTAAATTCCTGCTCTCGGGCAACGTCAATGTGCTCCCGATTACGCTGGAATTCAGCTTCTACTATGGAGGTCAGTCATGAGCATCGTAGGAGGGACACCGGTTTCAATTTCGTTCGGTGGAGAGGAATTCATTTTCACCGGGGATGTGGAGCCAGAGATCGACGATGGTGTCGAGATCACAAAGGAGATGAACGCCGACAGGAGCGTCAGGAAGCTCTACAAGTACAACCCGTGGTCGGCAAGCGGGTGCGTGGTCAAGGCGGACGCGGACACCTGGGAGCGGCTAAAAGCTCACCGCGATGCCGTGGACGATCCGGACTGCACAATCGAGCTGTCGGACGGGGTTATCTTGAACGGCACCGGGAGTCCGGACGCAATCAAATACAACCCGGCAAAGGCGACCTGCTCATTCGATGCGAGCGGTGAGGACAGTTTGAAGGCGCTGTGACCATGAAACCAAAAAAGAAATGGTATCGGTCTAAATCGATTTGGGCGGCGGCGCTGGCTATCGGCGTGGCCGTCGTCCAATCGTTGGCCAACTCTCCCGACTGGAAGATGGCGGCGCTCGCGGGATTCGGGGGTGTCTCCGTGTTGCTTCGCGCTCTGACAGACGAGGGGATCACTTTTTAAAAGGCAAGTTATGCGGCGCCTGGGAGCTTATTGCCTTTCCTCCCATCCAAGGGCGCCGCGTTTTAGAAAGGCTGATCATGTCTGACAACGAAAAGATTTCAAAAGAGGTTGCCGAGGCTGAGTTCGAGCGATTCGCCGAGTTCGCCAGGCTCAAGATGAACAGTTACCGGAGCGAGGCGAACAACGAAAAAATTGAAACGTATCGCCAGCACTTCATCGAGGCGGTCATGTGTGGTCGGCTAACTGTCGACGCAGAAGGCCAGGTGATGATCATCACAGAATGCGAGGCGGTTCCTGAGGTGAGCTTCGGACGGCGACCGACCCAGGGAGACCGCAAGGCGATGGACAGCGTCCGCATGATGCCGAACACACTACCGATGGAGGCGAGGACGATTGCTCACATTGCATCGGTGACCGGTATCGCTCCGGCGAAATTCAACAAGATGGAGGAACACGACATCCGACTTGTAAAGGAGGTGTTCGAGCTTTTTCTGGACGAGTGAGATTACAGAGCCGCTCATCGTGCATGGTGGGCAAGATACGACGTTCGGCTACGATGAAGATGGAAACCCGTTGCATACGCGGCTCAACGTGATGAGGCACATGATTTTGGAGATTTGCTACAGATACCCAGGATTACCGGATGTCAGGACACTTGACCTCGATGAGATCGAATTCTTCTACGACGGGATACGCGGGATTCTACGCAAGGAGACGGCACCGAGGGATTGATGGCCAAGGATTTTGAAATCAAGACCACTTTTCGAGCCGCCGACAAGACGGCGCAGGTCATCTCCGGTATGCAGGGCAGGATTATGAGGTTCGCGGCGCGTGCGTCGATGGCCCTACGCAAAATCGACCGCGTCACCGGTCGCATCTCGCAGGGGCTCGGGCGGTTCCTTCGTCGCGGGGCGCTCGTCGGGGCCGGGGCCGTCGGGCTCCTCTTCCACGGCATCAACAAGACAGCCGAGGCGATGGACGCGCTCGCCAAGAAGACGAGGGCCATCAATTTCCCGATCGAGGAGTTCCAGGAATTTAGATTTGCGGCGGAACAGAGCGGCGTATCGGCTGAGTTGTTTGACAAGTCGATGCTCAAGTTCACCAAGACCGTCGGAGAGGCCAAGGCTGGCTACGGAACAATGCTCACGGCCCTGAAAAAAACGAATCCGCAACTCTTGAAGCAGCTCAAGAACACAGACGATGTATCCAAGGCGTTTGAACTCTATCTAGAAGCTATCCGAAGTACTCCCGGCTCTATGAACAAGGCGGCACTTGCGACGGCTGCCTTCGGGCGTTCAGGTACCACAATGATAAACCTCGCCGAGGCGGGGGCCGACAAGCTCGAAGAACTCCGCGCCCAGATGCGCCAGAACGGCATTGTGACAGCCGAGCAGGCGGCCAAGGCCGAAGAGTACAACGACATGATGAACCGGCTCGGGCTCACCGTGAAGGGCTTCGCCGTTGATGTCATCTCGCCA